ATAATGAATATCACTAATTTTAATGTAAACATTTTTGTCTATACATATTTTTTTTTCACATTTTAAATGAGATGTACTATATTGTTTTATAATTAATAACATTTGAGTATATTTACCTACACCAGAGGGACCATATAATATTAAATTTTGAAATTCATGTAAAGGGGGATATACTAATGATGATAAAGAGGGGTGTAAATTTTTACTTTCTGGAAAAGATATATAATCAATAAATTTGTTATCCATATGATTAGTATGAATGATTTGTTTATTATATTATTAATTCTTCTAAATTAAGTATTTATTAAAAAACGATGAATTGTAACAAATACATAAAGAATTTTGTTTTATAATAATATGCAGAACCATTGATTATTGTGATTGATATCCTAATGGTAATTTATACCATTTAGATATTATTCAAGCTCCTATAACATCTATAATAGCAATGCCAAATACATGAAAATGTATACCTTCTCCAGGAATACTCCTATATTACTATATTCACACAAAATATACAAAATAACTATAATTTAACGAGGAAATCCAACCAAGTTGGCGCCTATACCAAATCCGGCACCTGTTCTTGCTGTAACTCCCATGCTGGGAATATATGTATCTAAAATAGAAAAGGTGGCAGCAGCAGTTAACGCAATCAACGCAACTTCGTCTAAACTAAGACCTTTTCCTTTAGGAATGGCATAAGCAGCAATAGCAACCATTAAACCTTCTACTAAATATTTTATCGCGCGTTTTATCAATTCACCGAGATCAAACATATTATTTATGAGAAAATATATTTTAAATAAAACTTAAATAAAGAATATAGAATATTTTATGTCTAAACTTTCTAAACCAGATTTGTTAGAAGAAGATAAACCTATTGCTCAACAAAAATTTGTATGTGTATCTTTTATTTCACCTGAAAACGTAATTCGAAATAAAGATAGATTTTTGTTTGAACAATTTGTAAAGTCATGGGATTTACTTAAGTCTATGCAAAAATATTCTCAGTTTACTGCCTTTTTGGCATATAAATATAATTTAAATACCGATGAAGTAACCAATGATTTGTCTTCGTTTTGTAAAGAGGAACAAGAAACATTGTCTAAAGATTCGGTAGAAGATGATTACAAAACATTTTTAGATAAATATTCAGACCAATTAGATCTTGAGTATAACAAACAACATGAATTTCAAACTAGCACACGTGGTATAAAAATCCGCGGTGTTTTCCCAACTCAAGAAGAGGCTGAAATGCGTGCTAAAATGCTCCGCGAAAATGATCCATTTTTTGATGTTTATGTAGGCCCAGTTGGTCTTTGGATGCCGTGGGAACCTGATGCTTACAAGACTGGAAACATCAACTTTTTAGAAGACCAATTGAATGATCTTATGGCCAACAAGAAAAAGAATGAAGAAAGTGCAAAGGAGCACTTTGATCAGCGTGTACGTGAAAGTAAACGAAAAGCCATTGAGGAAAATGTAAAACGGGCACGTGAATCAGGCAATAAATTAACTCAAACTATTGACAAAAATGATAATTTAGTCAATGTAAAAAATGCTGTGGTTGAAGAAGCCATTACCAATGAATTGTTTGGTGAAAATGTTCGTTAATTATACAAAGTTTTATTATACCAATATTTTGTCCAATGTGTCCCTTTTATTTTTTTACTAACGGCATATTGTTCATTGTATTTTAAAATACGATAATTATTAAATGTAATATATTTGTGTTTTTTATTAATACGTTCTAATTTTAATTTGAACAATTTTAATTCTTGTGGGTTAAAAAAATTCTGTATCATTAAAGGTCCTATACATAATTCATTTGATCCATAATATTTATTTTCTGTATTTTTAACAAATTGATTAATTATTTTTAACAAAATTGGATTATGTGGTTTACATATGAATATTGCGTTATATACACCATATATGGTATCAAGACCATTACAAAAATATTCTTTATCTATTAGATGGATAAATTTAAATCCGTTAATTCCATAATATTTGGAATCTACATATATACCACCATTTTTATATATAATACAATATCTCCATAAATCTGCTTTTAATGCGTGAGGTACAACTTTATCAAATGCATTTAATATTTGTTTTGAAAAATTAGTACGAATATATTCTCTACATTTAGGTTCATCATACAAATGATGCTCAAATTCTGGATTTTGTTGTTTTAATGTTTCAATACTTTGGCGCACACACAATGGCATATAATCAATGTCATGCCATACTTGATAAATATGTTTTGGAATAACCTGTGGTTTAGATGGATCATATACATACTTTTTTACACGATGTTTGCGCGTTTTTGTTGATTTAACCTTGAGTTGTTTAGATTTTACATATTCGGGTGATAATACGCAAATATCTGTCATATTTATTTATTATATTTTATATGTTCCATATAACAAATGGATGTTCCTTTTGAAGATACTCTATATCTATATTTGCCGTACCATTCCATAAGTCATGAATCATATTTAATTGACCTACGGATATTTCTGATATTTTATGAGGAAACAAATAAGCATCTTCATCCATATAAAGATGAATTTTTGTATGTTCTTTTGTAATCACAACTTTATAACGATGAAATGTATTTAAATGAGGTTTGGTAGTGTATGGACCATGGTAATAAAATTGCATAATTGAACCATCGTGTAATATTTCAACATATTTAAGACCTGATGTAGTTGGTAACAATAATGAATTGTATCCCTTTATATTTGTAAATTGATGACTACTAAAGTTTGTCATTGTTTGTATTGTTTATTTATAAATTGAATTCAATTTATAAATAATACAAACAACAAATGAAAATTATTAAACTATCGTCCACAAAACTTTGTTTTCAAATAAAGAGATATAATTTACATAAACATCAAGATTTGTACCCTTTCCATTACCCTCACTACCCTTTCTATTACCCTTTCAATTACCCTTTCAATTACCCTTACACTTACCCATGTCATAAAAAATACGTTAAATTTAGATACGCATAAATACATTACTGAATTTATATAAAAATAATGAATATTACATTTGTATGACTATTTGTTTATGTATGATTGTTAAAAATGAATCTTCTATTATACGTGACACGTTACAAAATATATATGACCACATTCATTTAGATTATTGGATTATCGCAGATACAGGATCATCAGATGACACTGCTAACATCATACAAGATTTTTTTAAAAAAAATAATATTGATGGTGAATTGCTTCATCATGAATGGAAAAATTTTGCGTACAATAGAACAAAAGTACTTGATTACGCGTTTCAAAAAACAGATTATGCTTTTATTTTTGATGCCGACGATTCTATTGTAGGCAAAATTACATTACCTCTACCTTTAACCCAAGATCGCTACATGTTAAAATTTGGAGAAAATTTTTCATATTTACGCGCATTATTAATTACCAATCGTAAAAAATGGTGGTTTACTGGTGTATTACATGAATATTTAGATACTAATGAGCCACGCACTACAATGACAATTGAAGGAAATTATCATATTCATTCTGGGCGTAATGGAGCTCGTAATTTAAATCCAAATAAATACACTGATGACGCAAAATTGCTTGAAGAAGCTATTCAAACGGAAACGCGAAAAGATTTACAATCTAGATATGCTTATTATTGTGGACAAAGTTATAAAGACGCAAAGGATGATGAAAATGCAATTATATGGTTTAAAAAATGTATTGATATGAATGCTTGGAATCAGGAACGTTTTTGCGCATCCTTTTATGTAGGAGAATTATATGAAAAAAATAATCAATTTGAACAATCACAATTATGGTATTGTAAAACCATTCAATTTGATCCTGAACGAATTGAAGGAATTGTTATGTGTGTATCACAATTGTATACTAAAGGTAATCATATTTTAGTAAATGCCTTATACCACAAATATAAAGATTATCAGCACAATTTAAAAAATAAACTTTTTATGTTTTTACATTTATATGATTATAAATTAGAATTTTTTAATTCAATTAGTGCTTATTATGCGAACGATTCAATTTCTGGATACGAATGTTGTAAACGTATTATTTTACATTGTAAAAATATAGACCATGTAGAAAAAACAATACGCAATTTAATGTTTTATAAACAATTTTATGATAAGGATCAAAAATTAAAATCATTCATTGACATGAAAAAGTATACTCACGCATAATTTTTTAAAAAAATTGAGATAATATTAAATTTATATTTTATAAAACTAAAACATGGATAAGGACTTTGTATGGTCCAGCATTTATGCTCTTCGGGATGCATTTGCTGCCAACACAACCCAATTTAAACTTGGGTACACAGCTAAAGTGCGTTGTCCGACAACATTCAACGTAGATACATATCAACTAGAATTATTTCCTGACCACCCAGTTTTGCGCCATTGGGTAAAATTGCCGAGCAAATAAAAAAACGTATATATATGACACCAACCTACATAAAATTTAAAATATTTGAAATTATTTCAATCATTTTTATATTATTTTTTTTATATAATTTGTACAAACATTCATTTATGTATTCATTGCTAGATACGTTATTAATGTGGGCATCCATTGTAATTGCTACACCATTTCCTTCTGCCGCAATTATTTTTACATTTCCAATTAAAGTACATTTGAACATACCAATGTACATTAGTCAAATGTTTGCATCTATTCTATCTATATTTCTCATATTTAAAGATACATCGTACGCGCCTTCTATCATTTCAAAAATATTAAATAAAAAAATGTATTATATTTTTGTTATATCTATTATATCATCTACTACATTAAGTATGATATTAGATAATATGATTGATTATTATACACAATCTGTTCCTATCAATATGTTATCTATGACAGCACTTGTAATTATATCAAGCATTCTTGTATATAAATATAAAACAGACATTGGTATGATTGAATCTTAAGACTCATCATTTACATAATTGTGAACTAATGTTTCTGGATTATTATTTTCAACATTTCCTGCTAGTTGTGCATTAACGTAAATTTCACGTAAAACATCGTCTGGTGCGGATGATCCTACTTTATACAATTTTCGTGTTCGTAAATAATTTTTTATAGTAATCATGGACGTTTTTTCCATTTTTTTAATATCCTTTTCCAATTTATTATAACTATCCTGATCTTTAATAAATACATTCACTACATTTTTTGTTTTTCCAAAAGAACTATATTGTTTAACTTTTTTAGTTTGATGTTCGGCTTGCCGAATTGTTGGCTTTTTTCCATTTTTTAAACATCCATACGTTGTATCTGGTTTAATAAAATCTTTAACAGATTCTTTAGGTTCTGGTAAAGTATCTGTCATTACTTCTAAATCTTTAAGTACATCACTAGACGTTTCGGCTAAAGAATCTAAAATGGCTTTTTTCATACTTTTTCCATTCTTCAATGTTTTTTTAGAACTACCTTTTACTTCAAATAATTTGGGGTTAATTTTTATTTCTTTTGACATATATTGAAGTATACTAAAGTAATTTAAACTCATACGTATTTTTAAAGTGAACTAACACACATAGAATATAATAATAAATACACATAATACATTACTAAAGGTGATATAGATAAACTAACTAATTGCCATGTTGGTTTTTTAGTAAAAGCAAAAAATAAAAGAATTAAAAAAGAGGCAAAAGATAAAATAGATAAAATTAAAAAGAAAACACAATTTTCTTTAGTAAGTTCGTCAAATATCATATATTACCATTTTATTTTTTTATATGTTTTTCTGTAATTGGATCTATTTTAATACCTTTGGTTAAAATTTGTGCAATAGATTCACATACATTTGTAATAATCATTAACACAATAATACACATTATACCAATAAAAATGTATAAATATGGATTTTTTACATTGAATAATTTAACAAAAGATTCTATAATTTTATGTAAATACATCGTAGGAATCATAACACTCCAAAAAACAAGAACCATGCCAGTAGATACACCCGTAACATATCCATATTGAATTGTATTTTTTCCAATAAATAAAATAACACCAAAATAAGAAATTAAATCAATTATAATTTTATTGATATGATCTTGACTCGCGCATATCAAATATTTTGATTTTAAATCAAATGAATAAACACAAGAACGATATAAATGACGAAATAATTTTAATTTTGAATTTGTTAATATAATGGCGGTTTCATTTGTAAATGGAAGTATAATAGA